TTCATTTGTTCTCTTTGTTTTTGTGCTTTTTCTTCATTTGTCTCTTCTTCTCCATTTTCTCTTCTTTTACCATCTAGGTGTGTATAGGTTGCTAGAGTAACTCCATCTACCTTTATATAGTATGTATGTGTCATATCTAGCCTAGCATTAATGGATAGCTTTACCATAGCTGACATATCAGAGTTTGAAGTAAAGCTATCTACAACTTGCTTCATCCTTACAACTCTACGTTTATTAACAATAAAGGTGTAGTCTCCTATGGTTGTCATAGCTATATCATTTTGTGGAGACTTTGTTGTTATGTAGTTTTGATGCTGTGTTACACCTTCTACTGGATACTCAAACCCCTTTAGGTTCATAACCTTGAGGTCTCCCTTAGCATCTAGCTTTATAATATATCGCTCATCTTCATCTCTGTTTATCGTATGCCAAAAGGGTTTAGCATAACCTAGACCTGAGCTAATGATACTCACAGGAGGTCTTTGGCACAGTCCATAAACTAATGAGCTTATGGCATTTTCTTGGTAGTTGCCTTGCGTCTCAAGCCTAAGCGTAGGGGCTTGCTGGCTCATACCATTAAAAAGCCCTGCATAGTGTTTAGTTATTAGTGTTTGCATTTGTTACCTTTAGTCTGTATTTAGGTCTTACGCTAGATGTGACAGCTTCAGGGTTGTTCTCCTTATCAAGTATCCTTGAGACACTCTTAGAGTTCATAAAGGATAGTGGAGCTAAGCTTTGACCTGCTAGGGCTTTAGCTCTTACAATCATCATCTCATCTAGTACGTACTTTCTAGGGCTGATAATAGCTGTTGGCTGATGTAAGAAGCTTGCTTTATATCTTGCATAGCTAAATACTGCCTCAGGTATCTCACTATCTTCTACACCCTCTTCGATGCCTAGCTCAATCTTAACCTCTCTTAAGGCTCTGTTATAGAGTGCTTTAGGGGCTATTAGGTTTGTTATTAAGCTAGCTTCTGCATTATCCATATCCTCAGTTGTAATAGGTCTTTGCCCTTCAGTAGGTATAAGGATACTTTGAAGTCTAAACATAGTCTTGTTAAGAATGTAGTCATTTATGACAGAGTTAAACTCACTTTGTGTATAGCCATAGGTAGCTATAAACTCATCTGTAACTTTTGCATAAAGCTCAGGTGGATACAATCTATTTGCTATTATTGCTAAGCGTAAATCAAGCTCGTTTTGGTTCTTTTCAGCATCTGATATAACATAATCATCAGGGCTTAGAATTGATTTTTGAAAGTTATAACTAGCTATGACCCTTAGGGTTTGTGTTATATTACTAGAGTTACTTAGGTCTGTTGGGATTACATTACTAAAGCCATAGATTGCAAAGAGCTCTTTAGCTGTGGCTTCTAGCACCTCCATAGGTACTTCTCTTCTTGTTATGAGCCTCTTCTTAAAGTCTTGATAGCTTTGCTCTACACTCTCAATGCTTAGTGGGTATTCATCTACCTTAGCAAAGAGTATAGCTTCAAGCTTGATGAGTGCTAGGTTTTGCTTTAAGCTCTTAGGCACAAGGCTGCTAAAGCTGTAAAGCTCGCTTAGCTCTGTATCAACTTCTGCTTGGATGTTCTTAGGTATGAGCTTCTTTCTTATGATAGCTCTTTTGTTATAAGCTTCATCCTCTGCGGTAAATTCGTGTAAGACTTCACTTGATACTGCGTTTGTTTGAAACTTACGACCTGCAACCGCTACAACTAAGTTATAGACCTCTATTGGCATACTATTAAGTGTGTTTATGCCATTATAAGCAAAGTCATCATTAGTGTAAGGTAACTCATCTATTGCATTTTGAAGCATACGTTTAGCCATTAAAGCACTAGGGTCATTCATATCCTCTAGCATCTCTTGACCTACGCTTAACAATATTGTATTTACTGCGTCCTTTATTCTATCGTTTGGCATTATTTCTCCTTATTTTATTTTTGACAAAAAGGGGAGCATAACGCCCCCCTATGTTATGCGAATGAGCCTGTTGGGAGCTTGCCTGCTCCTACTCTATTCTTATCGTGGATTACTTGAGCCCAGTTAGCTGGCAAGGCTGCTTTACGGATTTCAACAGCACATTCAGGTCTTAATACACCCATACCACAAGCTAGGCTTGCTCTAGTCCAAGTACCCATTCTGCCATCGTCATCCCATATCTTAGTAGTGATGTCTCCGCCTTTTAGCACACCAACTGCTTCATTAGTACCTACAAAGGCAATAGTACCCTCACAGTTAATACCGTGATACTCATCGTAAAACTCTTTATTAGCTGGCTTTGTTGCATCAACGTTTGGTAGGTAGTTATGATAAGTTAGTGGGATACCACCAATCTTAAACACAGTACCTTCTGCATAATCACCTACGTTGCCATAGTCTTTGTTTAGCAAGGCTCTATTTTCGATAATCTCGAAGTATGTATCAGGGCTTGTAACAGCAAAGATTTCGCCTGTAACGTTCTTTTTGATTAGCTCTTTCTTAGCTGCTATCAAAGCTTTAGCAAATGCATTAACTCTTGTAGCAAGGTCAGCGTTAGCTAGGTTTATATCAACTATTACAGAGCCACCATCATATTCATCCATAACGTTCTTCAAGCGAGCTGCTGTGATAAACTTCATCTGAATGTTGCGGTCATACTTTTGAGCTAGGACTTCTCCCATCTTCTTTGTATATTCTTTACGTGCATCGTAATGCAACATACTTTCATTGAAATCATCAGTGAAGAATGAGCTTACAAGAGGTCTATCAAGAGTAAGCTCTGATTTATCGTGAGCTACCTCTGAGCCTTTGATGTGCTCTCCTGCGTTATGGTAGTAAGCACCTATGCCACCAATGTGCTCGAAGCGGAGTGACTTAGCACCATTTATCTCTTTTCTTTGGTACTTACCCTCCATAGCCACATTTTTCTCAAAGCTAGATAGGATTTCTCCAGTTACCTTTTCTACTAGAAGCTCTCTATCGTTAGCCTCTAAGCCACTAAATGAGCCATTCTTGCTACCACTATTTAAAGCTGTTGCTTTATCCATCTATGTTCTCCTTGTTGTTATTGTTGTTTGAAGCCACCAAGCCTTAAAGTATTGGCTAGCTTTTCATCTACTTCTGCTCTGTATTGAGGGCTTTTGTTATACCTCTCATCAGAGATTGCATTGGCGTAGTCTCTACGTGTTAGAAACGTATCATTTCTAAGACCTCCGCTACTTGTCTCTCCCATAGTTAGCTTAGGCTTACTTGAGCTATTTAGGCTCTTTCTTGCATACAAGCCCTTAATGGCAGCATTCATTCTTCTTTGGTTGCCACTATTTATAGCCTCGTTATAATCCTCTATCTCATCTTCTGTGAGGTTCTCGCTAGCCCAAGCTATCATATCTGTATAGCCCTGCTTACCACCAACTAAGTTATAAGCTTGATTGGCTGCTTGTTCTGTTACGTAAGCTGAGGCTACCTTTAGGTTTTCTATATAGTTATCCACTAGGTTCTTAGGGAAACTCTTATAAAGCTCCTTACGTGATGCCTCTCCAATATCGCCTGTGTATCTTAGTTCGTTCTCGTACTTTGAGTAGTCGAAGTCTTCGCTAGGGTCATAAGTCTGTTTAGGAGTATCTTGTGGTTTATCTGTTGTGATTTTAAGACCAGCATCTTGTCCGTTGTCAATGGTCTTAGCACTAGCTGTTTGAGAAGGTATCTCTGTTTTGCTTGGCTCAGTGCTAGCCTCAACGTTAGTATCCACCTCGTTACCAATAATGTTATCACTCATTACTCCTCCTTAAAACCTAATGATTACCTGAGTATCATCAGTGTTCTCCACTGGATTAGCTTTACCTACCTTAAACTCTTCGCTCTCACTAAAGCCCTTAGCTTCTACTGCTAGGCTGTCAGCGTTAGACTTAGCTTGCTCTAGGTTCTCATTGTTCTCTTGTTCGTTCTTGCTAGTATTCTTAGCCATTTATATCTCCTTGTTGCATTTGTGTCATTTGTTGCATTACGCTTGGGTCTGTCATAGCTTTGCTAATGCCACTCACTAGGTTTGGAGTAGCTTTACTCATAAGCTCTTGCTGTTGAGCTTGTTGTTGTTGCTGTGCTATGGTGTCAGCATCCAAGAGTATGTCAGTATCTTTTATGCCAAGCGATGTAGCTAGGCTCTTTAGTACGTACTCATAGTTAAGCATAGAAGCTGCTTGTGGTGCTAGGGTGCTAGCTGTTTGCATAAAGGTTATAATCTTGTTATAGTCTTGTCCTCTGCCTAAGCCCTCTAAGCCTGTTGTAATAAGTGGTTCTATATTCTCACTACCTTCAGGGAATGCTCCACTCTCTCTTAGCTTTTGTATCTTTAACTTTATGTAAGGGAGTTGAAACTCCTGAGATAACACACTATACGTACCACCTAAGCTCTCTTCAAGCTCACTTGCCATTGTCCTTATCTCTTCAGCTGTTACTCTTTCAGCCTGCCTTTGTATGCTAGAGTTCATCATAAAGTGAAATGCTAGGTCTTGCTTAAGGTCATTAACGCTCTCTCTTATAGTTGCAATGTCTGCGTTCTTATTTACTTGAAGCACACTAACATCTTCTGCGTTACCTTCAAGCACCTCTAGGTTTTCAGCATTTGCAATATCAACGCTTCTAGTTGTGCCATTAGGTGCTACAAAGAAGAGCACCTTTGCACTTGCACTACTAGCTTCTAGCCTTGCTTGAGATAAGCCCTCTAAGCTTCTTAAGTCTCCTATGACTTCATCTACATAACTTCTACCATAGTTCTCATTAGGCAGTGCAGACCACCTAAGAGCTAGATAAGGTAGCTCATCTTTCTCAAACTCTCCATCAGCTTCAGGTAAGCTAAAGCCACTTACTTCTTGAGCTGTTATCCACTTGTCTTTGTCCTTATCAAGATAGACCCTTGTATAGAGTTCTACATAGTTCTTAGAGTTCTCTAGCTGTTTTGTTTTAGCTAACACTGCGTTTCTAATAGTTTCATCAGTAATAGCCATAGGGGCTATCTGCTCTTTTATTAGAAACTCTAGTAGATTGCCTAATGGGTCTCTTTGACAAACGTATTGGTCTAGTCTATAAATCTTTAGGGATGCTCCTTTAACGTCACTAGGAAAGTATAAAAGGGCATTACCTGTAATGATTAATAGCCTTAAGAATTGAAAGATTTGCACCCTCTCTCCACTAGCTTCAATGTGATTTACAAGCACACTCTCCATCTGTGATAATGTAGCTTCTACATCTTCACTCTTAGAGCCCTCTTGGATTAAGCTAGGGTCAATAGTAAATCTAAAGAAGGGGCTATTTGGTGGTAATAGCGTCAGCATAAGCTTTGAAGCTAATGTATTAACACCTCTAGCTCCTTGTGATTGAAAGGGTTTATAAAGCTTTGTTTGCTCGTCACTACCATCAGGAGGTAGTAATGAAGGTATAGTTAGCTTAGCACACTCTCTTGCTCTCTCTAGGACACTACTGCGTTTATTTTCTAGCTGTTTGTATCTTGTAGCTAGAGATGTTACCTCTACCATTTAACCCCCTCTAGCTCATTACGTTTAAGCCT